GGGTTGCCGGCATTCGTACCGAGGTTTTGTCCACAGGAGGGAGGTCCAGCTCACTTCGCAGGAAGTCTTCGAGTTCGTCGTCCGGCCGAATGGCGCCTGCACCAACAAAGTTCCGGAACGCGAACGACATGGTGCGAATGTCCTCTTGCTCACCAATCCGACGAACGCGAAGTTTTGGATAGCCGCCCCGCGAAAAGTTAAAGTCAACAAGCTTCGGAATCACAAAATGATTGAACGTGTCACACACTGTGGTGGCAATGTAGCGCGTTGACTTGTAGTACACGTCCAACGAGTCCGGGTTTACGTTTGCTTCGTCCATGAAGGGAGCCAAAATATTCGACTTGATTTTCATGTCATGATGTTCAATCGACGGAATGCAGTTGACCGGTTGACCCTCAAGCTTGGCAAATAAAATTTCCCAAGTAGACGGAGCCACGATGTGAGCGCGTTCGTTTGTTCTTAAGTTTCTTCCAAGATCCTCAGCGGTGTTCTTGTCCTTCGTTGAGTATCCAGGAGGCAGCTTAATCATCGGCACGCCAATGCCATGTCGCTCTTTCTGGATTGAATTACCAGTGTAATAAACAGATTCTTTTCGTCTAGCTAGCCAGTTGCCATTACTTGTTGATACACACCAAACGGTTCCTTGATACTGTTCTTTAGTTATAGTCATTCCATTGGCATAACCCAACCGCTTCGACTGGTTTTCTGCATATTTAGGACTATATGTATGTTTGCGTAGAAGCTGGAGGCGCCAATGTGGGCCACCAGTAGAAATGCTACCGTAGTCATAATATCTAATACTTGTTGGAATACCTAGAAGTGCACATGCTAACTCAATAGAGAAAAGTCTTTCTTTAATCTCTTGTGCAATATAAGGTTCATGTCCAGCAGTTGGTCGATAGCCATCACCAGAGATACATGTTTGCACAAACAAATTGAGCTGGGCCTTGGTGAGGCGAAGTATAAAATCTGGGTCTACTACCTTATAACCAATAAATGCTTCGGCAAATTCAAGACTTAGCAACCTACTGAGTCGAAACTGAGTAATATCAGGGCGGGAGTCATTAATGTTTTCTGTCCACCATTTTGTTCCGAATCGATCTTTCCTTGTGAGTTTCGAAACTGGAGAAATGGAAGACAAAGAATTTCTAACTTGCTGAACCTTTTTTTCATTTACTAAATTCGATTGCTCGATATAAATCATTCCATTATGATTTGTACCATCTGCCCACATCCAAGCGACAAGCTCAACAAAGGTATCGGTGTACTTTTGTTCAGTTGGGAAACTGGAAACCTCTGCTGATTTAGGTACTTGGTCAAGATATGACAGCGTTTCCGTAGTTTTCCATACCCAATCGCCAGATCTTTTGTTTTTTACAAACCAACGGTGATCAGGCGTAGTCATAGCTGAAAATACACGACTTTCCATCTTTATCATGTTGTGTGTGCCATTGGCCTTGTGAATAGCTTCAATTTCATTCCATTCACTTAGACCTGTAGATGTGTTAATTGTTAGCGTTTCATCTCCAATCTCTATTTTGTCGTAGTGTTTCCAGCCCTTTTTGGTAAAGATTTCAGTTTCTTCATCTACACAGTCGATCTTGTAAAGCGTGTCCTTGTAGTAATGGTGCTTGTAGCAAGACCGAAGAATGGAAGTGCCTCGTAGGTCTCCACCTTCCTGCTCAAGCACAAAGATGACCAACTTCTCGATCGGAATGCTCACTGACCCATCAAAGGCCACCCCTTGGAACACCGAAGTACCATAAGAAGTGGAGTATTGCCCATACGGCTGCTCCATGACGATGCCACGAGGACCGCCGTGTTCGTCCCACTGCCACTCCTTAACATCCATCGGGTGCCGAGGAGCTAGCTTCTGGAGCTTAAGCTTGTCACCATCAATCTTAAAGACAAGCTCAAAAGGAAAGTATCCGAAGTCGCACATGAGCAGGGCGTCCTCGACAATCCTGCTCCATGGCAGGTTAAGCTCGTGGAAAAGGTTCCTCTCCACGAACTCGGCAATATTTTTGTCGATTACGGAGTCCGACGCCGGTTCCACGAACCATCGAGCGGCCAGAATGGGAGTCTTCAACAGCCGAAGAGCGCCACGAATCGTTCCATCGGATCGCTTCATGTCGTAATAGGTCCGAAGGCCAGCTTTGTCTCTAAGCTCCGGTACCCGTTCGTCGCGAATCCAGGAGGTCCAGGGCGAGGGTGAAGAGTAACCAAGCTCGGCAATGGCGATATCGCCTGACATGCCAGGGTCGCGCTCTGACATAATCATGAACGAGCCGTGCGCCGGGTCGTAGTTTGCCCCCACAACCTGATAGCGTTGCAGCGCTTCGGCAAAAGAGATCTGCCGAGCCTCGGCATACTCCTCAAGCTCTTCAATGGCTCCCACAAAAGCCCCTAGTCAATCCAGATGATCTCGGTTTTGCCGTCATGCCCATGAACCTTTATCGCATCTTCGATGCTTTGCCATACCACGGTCGAAGGGTACTCAGACTTCCATCGAATGGCAATTGTTCCATCGGAAAACTTGACTCCCTCGGCAACAATGCCAGTTCCTGAGATGCCAGTGACGTCATCTAGCCTTTGTAGCTTGAACCTTCTCATTCCACTCCCTTGGTTTCCTAGGCTCATTAGCTCAGTTTTCAGTATCTCGTAAAGAACATCGTCGTCAAACTTCATGGTACCTTCTCATAGGACAACTCAAATATGTCTGGTTTACAGGGGTAATATTCGCCACTAACGCCTCTTATGATCCAGTCACCGTGTCGAGCAATGTGGTCACCCTCTAACGTTGGAATGGTAAGCTCAATATACGGGCCAGATTCGGCACAAGTATCCGAGTATGTTTCAACCGTGCGTCCTTGGTTCAACTCCGAGACAATGTCACCTAGAAACTCACACACCTCGCTCCAGGTGGCCCAACATAGCTGAACAGCTTCAATCTCTACGGGCTTCTTCCGAAACTTCATGTGTTGTTCCATGCTTTCCAGGCCAAATAGTAAGCCCAAATGGTAACACCAACAAACACCAAGCAACCGCCGCAGCCGGCCGCTAACAAGTATTTTGTCATGAAAACCGCTTGCCTGTGGTAAAGTACCCACTGCTTGGAATATCACTGAATGACCGTGAGTCGATGATGTCGGACAAACTTTGAGTTGCGCCGAGCTTAAACACGTGCATCATTCCATACCGCAGCGCGTCAAGTGCATGGTCATCGAACTTCTGAGCATCTTCCCGTGGGTTTCGCTCTCTGCCTCGTGGCGGTTCGGCACTTCGGTAGTTGTTGAACTCGCGAATGATGTTGGTACAGCCATGATCAACAATTAGCCACGGCTCCTCTATTGGGGTTCCGTACTCGTCCTGATCTACTTCCTGGGACTTCAAGAACCCTTTAACAAGCTCAACGCCTTCGCGCCAGTTCGACTTTGCCATCGGATCTGCGTAACATGGGGAAAAATCCTCAGAAACCGACATTACAGCTTCCGGGTCGGCAGCATCTCCAAAGCAAAGGTCAATCTTGTAACCAGGTGGCTGCTCGCGAGACGCCATCTCGCCCAGGAAGTCTTTGAGCCTCATCCTTGTTTTGTAATGTTCCCGCCAAACCCGAACGCGCTGCATGGTGTCCACCTGGAACTCCACAGCGGCCATCGGTGCGACGAAGCCCCAGTCAAAGCTGATGTAGTTTGGAAGTAAAGGGTTGTACTCGATTTTTTGTACGTGTTCCTGTTCGTTCCATTCACTGTAAATTTTCCCGGAAAAACTAGTAAAGTCGGCACCAATCTCCTGCATGAACCAGTCGCTTGGCATGGTCCGTTCGAGAAGCAGTATCTCTGGGTCGTTTCGTCCGTGTCTATACAAGTGAGGGTTTTCCCAGCTTGGAAACTGCCAGCTCGCATAATCGGGGTAGCTTGGGTCACGTCCGTACTGCCACAGGGCGTGCAGCCAGTTCATTCCCTCCGGGGTCGAGGTCATAATGGCATTACCGAGCACATCTGTCAGCGCCGGGCGAATAAACCGTTCCCAAGTTTCCTTGGTGTGCTTGGCAGATTCGCTCATAATCACGTAGTCGAGACGCTCGCCGACAAGGTTCTCCGGACGATCCGCGCTTCGTACCTCAAGCCTGGTCCGCCACGGAAACTCAATGCTTAGGTCACCTTGCTTTTTTGCATAGCTACGCCGGACCTCACGCTCACGTCCGAGACCAAGCTTTATAATCATGTCGTTCCAAATAACCCGGAACTCTTTCTCACCAAGTTCAATCGTAGGTATTGCCTGTGTAGTGGACAGAACCACCACGCCGTGCAAGCCAGTTCCCATTGCGAGTCGTGACACACCAGACAGTACCTACATATTGCTCACCCCCGATCTTCATCCCGTTTGGTCCAGCTACGTGAGTGGCTCGCACAGGATTAACAAAATCTTTGGTGAGAAGTCCTAGAACCCAGCCATTTTTGCCATCTTTAGTTCGAAGTCTTGTGCTTGTTGGGATACCAAGCAATTGGCACGCTAGTTGAACCGCAAAAAGTTGCTCTTCGTTTTCTTGATAAATTATCTTTTGGTTAGACTCATATCCATCCTTTAATTGATATCCAACAGTTC